GCGGCAGCGGACGCGCAGACGGTAAAAAAGAGTTTGACGAAACCTAGACCCCTTGCCATAAGACACAAGACAGATTTGCGCCCGCCGGTATGAAAGCCGCGCGGGCGCTTTGCGTTTGGGGGATCCAATGACACGGTTTAATGCGGGGACTGATTTCGGCGATGTGTTGTGCAACGGTGTCGAGCTGCAGGACGTGGTCGAGTGCGATGACAATCTGGGCTTTGCTGTGGTCTATGCCCGCGACGCCGACGATCAGCCGGTGCTGGACCTTGAAACCCAACGGCTGAGGTTGCGGCTGGTCGTCGGTCGGATCCAGTTTGTGCGCTGGCCTGACGGGCCTGCAACTGGGCCGGTGGTTCTGGGCCGCGACTGATGGGCCGGTTGAAGCAAGTCGCGCCGCGTCTGGCCAGCCTGCGCCCGCGTCTGGGCATCGTCGCGGCAAACCGTGATGGCGAACGGCGACAGCGAAACTGGTGGCGGCGCTGGTATGGCACGGCGACTTGGCAGGCGCTGCGCTGGTCCTGTCTGGTGCGTGACCTGTTCACTTGCCAAAACTGCGGCAAGGTCGAGGCGGACACGTCCAAGCTGCACGGCGATCATATCATCGCGCACCGGGGCGATCGTGATCTGTTCTTTGATCCGGGCAATGTGCAGACGCTGTGCGAGCATTGTCACAACGCAATCAAACAACGCGAAGAAAACAACGCTTGGCGCTGACCAATAAGGGGGGGTGGGTCCATCCTTGGCGGGCGATTTTCTCTAGACCCGCGTTCCCTCACGCAGAGAATTTTTTCCGATGGCCGAAGATTTTGACCTGTTTGGCAACCCGGCGCAGCCCGGAAAAGGCCGGCGCGGCAGACCTGCGTTTCAGGTCACACCGGAATTATCCAATAAAGTCAGGCTGTTATTGTCGCTGGGCTGGTCTAATCCGCGCATCGCAAACGCCTGCGACGTGTCGCCAGCGACGTTGAAGCGGCATTTTAGAGCCGATCTAAAGGTCCGCGACCAGATGCGCGACAGGCTGGAAGCCCGGCGGGTCGAGGTCACGGCGGATCTGGCATTCAAAGGCAACGTGTCGGCGCTGAAAGAGCTGGGCCGGTTGGTCGATCGAAATGATCTGATGGCGCGGGCGGGGCAGCGCGAAAAGTCAGATCAGGCCAAGCCGGAGGCGATCGGCAAGAAAGAGGCTGCGACGCGGGCGGCAAAGGCCGCAGAGATTAGCCCGGATTGGGGCGATGATCTGAAATTTGACGGGCCGACCAATTAGGGGGCGAAAAAATGCAGCTGCTGGATCCGTCGGACCTTTCAAATTGGGGCACGGCGGTGCCGGATTGGGCTGAACGGATCAAGGCGCGGGCGTCACTGCTGCCAGATCTGCCGCTGTTTGATGCTGTCGCGGAAAAGGCGCTGAGGATTTTTAAGCGCTTGCGGGTGCCGGATCTGATCGGGACGCCGACGCACGCCGAAGTTTGCGCCGATTGGGTGTTTGATTTCGTCCGCGTCGTGTTCGGCAGCTATGACCCGGAAACCCGGCGGCGCATGTTGCGCGAGTTTTTCCTGTTGGTGCCGAAAAAAAACGGCAAGTCGAGCATGGCGGCGGGCATCATCCTGACCGCTGCGATTATGAATGAGCGGCCAGAGGCTGAATTGCTGCTGATCGCGCCGACGATGAAAATCGCGGGCATCGCGTTCAAAACGATCAAAGGCATGATCAGGCTGGATCCGGTGCTGACCGATCTATTCCATTTGAAGGATCACGCCAAAACGATAACGCACCGGATCAGCCTTGCGGAAATCGCGATCAAAGCATCGGACACGGACACGATCACGGGCGGCAAGGCGACCTATACGCTGATCGATGAAACGCACGAATTCGCGAAAAAGTCGGGCGCTTCCGAAGTTTTTGTCGAGCTGCGCGGCGCATTGGCATCGCGCACCGACGGGTTTTTGCTGCAGATCACGACGCAGTCTAAGACGCCGCCGTCGGGCGTGTTCGGTCAAGAGCTGGACAAGGCGCGGGCCGTGCGCGACGGCGAAATCAGTCTGCCGATGCTGGCGGTTTTGTATGAGCTGCCGCCGGATCTGCTGAAAAAAGAAGGCTGGAAAAATCCCAAAACGTGGGGGCTGGTCAATCCGAATTTCGGACTGTCTGTCGATCCGCAGTTTCTGCTGGACCAGCTGACGGCGGCAGAACGCGACGGGCCTGCCGCGTTGGCACTGCTGGCGTCGCAGCATTTTAACGTCGAAATCGGCGTCGGGCTGAAAGCGACGTCATGGATGGGAGCGCAATTCTGGGGCAAGGCCGCGCTGCCGGGGCTGGATCTGGAAAGCCTGATCGATCGCTGCGACGTGGCTGTCGTCGGCATCGATGGTGGCGGTCTGGATGACCTTCTGGGCCTGTCGATCATCGGGCGCGACAAGGAAACCCGCGACTGGCTGGCATGGTTTCATGCGTGGGCGCATCCAGAGGTTTTGAAGCTGCGCAAGGAAATCGCGCCGCGCCTGCTGGATTTTGAGCGATCAGGATGCCTGACGATCCTGAAAGACGACGAATTGACGCAAGATATCATCGGCGTGGCGGACTACGTCGAGCGCTTGCTGATCGCCGGGCTGCTGCCGGAGGAAGGCGCGATCGGGCTGGACCCTTACGGGGTCGCGGCGCTGGTCGATGAATTGTCATTCAGAGGCATTTCGGATGAGCAGATGGCCGCGATCGGGCAGGGGTCGCGCCTGTCGCCTGCGATCTGGGGCATGGAGCGCAAGCTGAAAAACGGAACGCTGCGCCATGCGGGGCAGCCAATGATGGATTGGGTTTTGGGCAATGCCCGGACCGAACAAAGGGGCAGTGCTGTGATCATTACGAAAGAAACGGCGGGCAAGGCTAAGATCGACCCGCTGATCGCGGGGCTAAATGGTTTCATGCTGATGTCGCGCAACCCGTCGGCGACCGGCGGCAGCTATCTGGACGACGCCGAATTGATGGTGCTTTGATGTTTGGTTTTCTGCGCAAGAGCGCGACCTATACGGTCGACCAGCTGGCGGGCTTTGCGGGCTGGATCGGCTGGGCATCGGCGTCGGGTCTGTCTGTCACGTCGCACAATGCCGTCGACGTGCCTGCCGTGTTCTGCGCAGCGCGGGTGATCGCCGAAGGCGTCGCGCAGGTGCCGGTGCGGATCCTGCAGGACACTTACAACGGCGACGAACGCACTAGCGCTGTCGCGCGGGAGCATTGGGCGCACAAGCTGCTGGCGGTGAAGCCGAACGGCTGGCAAACCAGCTTTGAATTTCGCGAAGGCATGGTTTTTAACGCTGTGATCGGGCGCGGGGCGATCGCGATTAAGAACGTCGTAAACGACGAAGTGCGCGAATTGCTGCCGGTGCCTGCAGGATCTTGGTCGGTGGAGCAGATGCCCGACTGGTCGCTGCGGTTTCGGGTCGATTATGTCGACAAAACGCACGGCTATTTTACCCGTGATCAGGTGTTTTACCTGCGTGGGCCGTCGCTGGATGGTTTCGACGGTCTGCCCGCGATCCGCCAAGCCCGCGAGGCGATCGGATTAAGCCGGGCGCTGGAGCGTCAACAGGCCAAGCTGGCAGGCAACGGCGGCAAGCCGTCCGGGGTGCTGTCATTCAAAAACAAGCTAGGCGCTGAAACAAAAAAAGCGCTGCAGGAAACTTGGCAGCAAAAATTCGGCATCAACGGCGAAGGCGGCATCGCAATTCTGGACGGCGACGCCTCTTTTCAGTCGATGACCATGACCAGCGTCGACGCGCAGCACATGGAAACCCGGCGGTTTCAGATTGAGGAAATCGCCCGCGCCTTCCGGGTGCAGCCGATCATGCTGATGCAGCAAGATAAGGCCGCGACGTTTGGCAGCGCGGAACAAATGTTCAGGGTGCATCTGACGCATACTTTGATGCCGTGGTTTGTGCGCTTTGAAGAAGCCGCAGCACGCGACATTTTGTCAGGCGTCGACGGGTATCGGGTCGACCTTGAGGAACGCGGGTTAGCGCGTGGCGATTTCAAGGATCAGGCGGACTACTACACAAAGGCGCTTGGCGCTGGCGGTCAGCCGGGCTGGATGACGCCGAATGAAGTGCGGATCGATGCGGGCCTGCCGCCGGATCCTGCCGCGTGGGCGAATGTCCTGCCGCGCGGCGCAATGAACCCAACAGCGGAGCCGGTAAAAGATGAATGATCGAATGATGCAGGCGGCGCTGGCGGCGCTGGCGCTGGAATGCAAAGGCGACGACGCGATCGATCAGCTGGAACGCAAGACGGTGCCGATCGAAATCAAGTCGATCAGCGGCGGCGCGATCGAAGGCTATGCGTCGCTGTTTGGCCAGACCGATCAGGGCGGCGACCAGATCGTCAAAGGGGCTTTTGCCAAGTCGCTGCGGGCCAAAAAGGCCGGAAAATCGCGGGTCAAAATGCTGTGGCAGCATGACCCGTCGAAGCCGATCGGCGTCTGGGATGAAGTGGTCGAGGATGACCGGGGCCTGCTGGTGAAGGGCCGGATCCTGTCTGACGTTGAAAAGGGCCGCGAAGCGATCGCGCTGGTCGAGGCGGGCGCGATCGACGGGCTGTCGATCGGTTATCGCACGATCAAGGCGACCCGCGACGCTGCTGGTGTCCGGTCGCTGACGGAATTAGAAATTTGGGAGGTTTCGCTGGTCACGTTTCCGATGCTGGTGACGGCACGGATTGACGGGATCAAGGCGGCGGAACTGACCCGCGTCGAATTTGAACGGAAACTCACGCATGACGCTGGGTTTACCCGTTCGGTCGCCCGCGCCCTGATGGGCGGGGGTTTGGGTGCAGTTAAGGCCATGCATGACGCTGGCGGCGGCATCGATCTAGAGCTGGTGGAGCTTCTGAAAGCCCGCTGCAAATCTGAAAATCAATAAGGATTAGTGGTCATGGACCCTGAAGAACTTAAAGCGCTGGTGGTTGCCGGTAACAAAACGATCGATGCGCTGCGCGGCGAAGTCGACGGCATGAAGTCCGCCGACGTCCTGACAGCGCAAAAGATTGCCCGCATGGAGTCCAGCTTGGCGGACACGCTGGCAGCAAAGCAGGCGGCAGAGCTGCAGGCGACGGCGCTGGAAAAGCGGCTGTCTGATATCGAAACTAAGGCGGCGCGACCCGGTCAGGGCGGCGCGTCGACGGCAGAGGCTGACGAATACAAGTCGGCGTTTGTCGACTATGTCCGCAACCCGAACGACCACAACCGGGCAAACGCCTTGTTTGATCTGGCGAAAAAAGCGACGGACGTGCGCACGAATGTCGGCGCGTCTGGCGGTTTTGCGCTGCCGCAGGAAATCGCTGCAGATATCGCCAAACAGGTGCAGGACGTCAGCCCGATCCGCCAGATCGCCCGCGTCGTGCAAGTCGGCACGTCTGACTATAAAGAGCTTGTCGATCTGAATGGATTTGGCACCGAATGGGTCGGCGAAACTGTGACGCGCAGCCAGACGGACACGCCGGGTCTGGGCGAATGTGCGCCGACCTTTGGGTCGCTGGTCGCCAAGCCTGAAACGACACGCGAAAGCCTTGAGGATCTATTTTTCGACGTCGAGGCATGGCTGACAATGTCGGCAGTCGAGCAGATGGCCGTCGCCGAAGGTGTCGCGTTTATTTCGGGCAATGGCGTGAACAAGCCGACCGGCATTCTGGCGGGCACGCCAGTCGTGACTGCCGACGCAGCCCGCGCCTTTGGCGTGCTGCAGTTTGTCGCCAGCGGCAACGCCGCGACGCTGGGGTCCAATCCGTTCGACCTGACGAAAAGCGTCGTTTATGGCCTGAAATCTGGCTATCGCGCCAATGCAAATTGGCTGATGAACAGCTTGACGCTGGCGCAGCTGGCCAAGGTGAAAGACGCCAACGGCGTTTACCTGCTGCAGCGTGCCGTCGCAGCTGGCGTGCCGTCGACGATCGAAGGCTATAACGCCATGATCGCCGAAGATATGCCCGACGTCGCCGCCAATGCGCTGCCGATCGCGTTCGGTGATTTCAAAAAGGGTTATCTGATCGCCGACCGCGCCGGGCTGGCTGTGGTTAAAGATGAAGTGACCAAGGCCGGTTACATTCGCTATCAGATGTTCAAACGCCTTGGCGGCAAGGTGAAAGACAGCAACGCGATCAAGCTGCTGAAAATCGCCGCCTAATCCGCATCTGTGGTTGACTGATCAAGCGGGCGTGCCGGTGGTGCGCCCGTTTTTGTGAGTGAACGGCTTTTCAACCAAACCCAAGGGGATCCGATATGCAGACTTTCACCGCACCTTTTGAGGGCGTGCCCGCCGGGTCCGTCTATCCAAAGCATTTTGCGCCGGGCGATATCTGCCCGCCGGAGCTGGTCGCAGCTGCGGTCGAGCTGGGGGCGCTGCCGGATCCTGAAACCGCTGCAGCTGCCGCCAAGGCGCAGGCTGACGCAGACGCAGCTGACGCTGCAGCTGCCGCCAAGGTGAAGGCTGACGCAGGCGCAGCTGACGCTGCAGCTGCCGCCAAGGTGAAGGCTGACGCAGACGCAGCTGACGCTGCAGCTGCCGCCAAGGTGAAGGCTGCGCCGACCAATAAGGCCAGCGCGAAGGCGCCGGAAACGAAATGATGCTGAAACTGGTCACGCCGCCGTCTGACCCGCTTGTGACGGCGGAGGATCTGCGGGCGCATCTGCGCGTCGACGGACCCGATCAGGACGCGATGATCGACGTTTACCGGGCGGCGGCGCTGGCGATGCTGGACGGCTGGCGCGGGATCATGGGCCGGGCAATCATGCCGCAGACGTGGTCGCAGGAATTCGACAGCTGGGGAGATCTGCGGCTGGCGATGCCTGACGTGTCTGCGGTGCGGGTCGCGGGCTTTGACGCAGACGGCGGCGACGTCGCTGCGACGTCTGCGGATCTGGTCGCCGATCAGCGCGGATCCTATGTCGCGGCGTCCGGTCCTGCGGTGTCGCGGGTCGTGGTCGAATTTGACTGCGGTCTGCCAGCGGCGTCGCTGCCGTCGGTGCGGGTCGCTGTGATGATGATGGTCGCGAACTGGTTTACAAATCGCGAAGCGACGATCGCCGGGTCGGTGTCGGTGTTGCCGTTTGCGGTCGACTGTCTGATTGATCCGCTAATCTGGCGGCAGCCATGATCCGGGCGGGGGAATTAAACCGCCGGGCACAATTCCTGCGCGGCGTGCCGAATGACGACGGGCTGACGTCCGCGCCGAAATCATTCGCGCCGATCGGGTCGCCAGTCTGGGCCAAGCGGCGCGACATTTCGGACGGTGAAAAATACGCGGCGGCGCAGGTCAGCGCACAAGTCACAACGCGGTTTACTGTGCGCCTGTCTGATTTCACGGCAGGGATCACGGCGGCTGATCAGATCCTGTCTGACGGTGTGACCTATGACATATCCGGCATTAAACAGCTGGATCCGTCCGACGGTTTTGAGATGACCGCAAACGCGGTCAAAACCTGATGGCGCGGGGCGTCACGGTCACGGGCCTGCGGGATCTGGAAAAGGCCATGGAGGGCATGAAGAAGTCGACCGGGCGCGGGCTGCTGCGCCGGGTTGGGATCAAGGCGCTGACGCCGATCGCAGATGCGGGCCGGGCGAATGCGCCGAAGGGCCAAGGCGATCTTAAGGAAAGCTACGGTGTCAGCACGAAACTGTCGAAACGGCAGGCAAAGCTGCACCGCAAGCTGGTGAAAGACAGCAAGGCCGCGATCGAAGTTTTCGCCGGGCCGGGGGCGCTGTCGCAGGCAATCCAGACCGAATTCGGAAACGACGATCAGTCGCCGCAGCCGCATCTGCGCCCGGCATGGTCAGCTGGCAAAGACAAGGTGCTGGCGGACGTCAAAAGCGGGCTTGCAGAGGCGATCGCAAAGTCGGCGAAAACAGCCGCACGCAAGGCGGCAAAGCTGGCGAAAGGATAAGCGATGAAACGTGCAATGCGGCAGCTGCTGCTGTCGGATCCTGCGGTCGCAGCGCTGGTCGCAGGCCGCGTGGATTGGGGCGGGCGTCCGCAAGGCGATGCGGTGCCCGCGATCAGGCTGTCGCTGATCAGCGGCGGCGATGTTTACCATATGGGCGGGCTGTCGCGATATGTCGGGGCCGTGGTCCAGATCGATGTTTTCGCCGTCGACTATGACGCCGCAGACCAGACGGCGCGGGCCGTGAATGCCTTGCTGTCCGGATATCGGGCCGGGGCCTTTCAGGGCGTTTTCCGGGAAGGCGTGCGGGATCTGCGCAGCGCGGGGTCGAATGATCCTGATCGTCTGCACGGCATCGCGCAGGACTACAAAATCAACTTTTCAAACTTGGAGTGACTAACGTGGAATCAGATGCAGAAATTGGTTTCGGCACAATTTTCGGAATTGGCGACGGGGCCGCGACGGAGGCATTCGACCCGATCGCAGAGCTGATCGACATTGCGCCGCCGTCGGACGCCGTCGACGTGATCGAAAAAACGCATATGGCATCGCCGAACCAAACCAAAGAATTCATGCCGGGCCTGACGGATCCGGGCGAATGTTCGTTCGGCATTCACTTTTTGCCGGGTGTCGGCGACGACGCGGCGATCCAAGCGGTGCGCACGGCGAAAAAGATCGGCAGCTATCGCATCACATATCCCAACGGCGCGACGTGGACCTTTAAGGGTTTCCTGACGTCTTACGAACCCGCCGTGCCGCTTGACGATCGCATGACCGCTGCGGTCACGTTCAAGCTGTCGTCAAGCTATATCAGCGTGCCGGGGCCGGTGGTCTAATGGCAAACGCAGCACGCGGCACAATGGCGCTGACGATCGGCGCGTCGATTTACACGCTGGCGTTTACGACAAACGCGCTGTGCGAACTTGAAGAAGCGGCGGGAATGCCTGCGCCGCAATTCTTGGCCAGTCTTGAGGATCAGAAAAACCCGCCGGGCATTAAGCCGATCCGGCTGCTGCTATGGGCGGGCCTGCTGGATCATCACAATTTGACGCTGAAAGAGGCGGGCGGGCTGATCGATGAAGTCGGTTTGGACGTACTGGCAGAAAAGCTAGGCGCAGCTGTGTCGCAGTCGATGCCGGAGCCGGAACCGGCGGTCGGTCGCGAGGCGGGCCGCGCAAAAAAAGCGAAGGCCAAACGGACAAAATAGATTGGCCGGCGCTGCTGGCTGACTACGTTTCCGCAGGGTTTGTGCCGGCTGAATTCTGGCGCATTACCTTGCGGGAATATGTAGCGCACATGCAGGGCGCAGGGCTGCGGATCAAGCGCGAGCTGCACGACAGAATGCAGCTGGCGCACACGATCGAAAGTCTGCACCGGGTCAAGAAAATCCCCCGTTTGGCCGCAATGATCAGCGAACCGACCCGCGCCAAGGCGCAGGCGGCGGACGATATGCTGGCGATCGCAATGCGCTGGGATAAAGCAATCAATAAGGGCTGAATAAATGGCAGGTGCTGTGATCGGTGCGCTACGGGTCGAGCTGGGCCTGAATTCTGCGCAATTCCAAAACGGTTTGAAATCAAGCCAGTCCGGTCTGCAAAAGTTTGCAGCAAAGGCCAAGGTTGCGGCGGCTGTCGCGGTCGCCGCGATGGCGGGCATGGCGGCAAAGATGACCAAGGACGGGCTGTCATTTATCGACAGTCAGGCCAAAATGGCGCGATCTGTCGACGGCACGATCGACGGGCTGCGGGCGCTGCAGCAAGCGGGCGGCGACGCCGGTGTCGGCGCTGATGACGTCGGTGCGGCGATGCAAAAGCTGGGCAGGCGTCTGGCTGACGCCGCATCGATCGGCGGGCCTGCCGCTGACGCGCTGGACCGGATCGGTCTGTCGGCGGGTGAGCTGCTGACAATGGACGCCGACGAACGTCTGGCCGCGATCGCTGACAAGGCGAAATCGCTGGGCATGTCGGCGCAGGAAACTGCCGGGCTATTGGGTGAGCTGGGCATAAAAAATGCCAGCATGGCGCTGCTGGTCATGCAGGGCGGCGATGCAATCCGCGCGGCACGATCTGAAATTGAGGCGATGGGCCTGTCGATCAGCGCCGTCGATGCCGCCAAGGTCGAAAGTGCAAACGATGCGTTTTCGCGCATGGGGTTTGTGACCGAAGCCGTTTCAAACCGTCTGGCGATAGCATTCGCGCCAGCGCTGCAGGCGATTTCGGTCGCGTTCGTTTCCTTGATGCAAGAGGGCGGCGGGCTGCGCGTCGTGATCGATGCGCTGGGGGCTAACATTGGCACGATTGCCAGCGTCGCGGCATCCTTTGCGACCTTTATGGCCGTGCGGTGGGTCGCGGGTTTCGTCATGGCGGCAGGGGCCACAACGGGCCTGACCGGTGGGCTGGCGCTGCTGCGCGGCGCGATCATGCGCACGGGTTTCGGGGCGCTCATTATCGGCGCGGGCTACCTGGTCGAATGGTTTGCGCGTCTGGTCAGCAAGGCTGGCGGGTTTGGCAATGCGCTGTCGCTTTTGAAAGCGGTCGCGGTCGAGGTCTTTCAACGGATCGGCGACGGTTTTGCGATCGTGCCTGCGGCATTCAACGCCGGATCCGCAAAGATGAAAGCGTTTTTCATCGGTGGTCTGGCTGCGATGGCGCAGGCGTTTGTCGATTTTACGGCAGACGTGACGGACGGCTTAAACGCCATTTTCAATACGAACCTGCAGCCGCTAGGCGCTGGCATGGTGACGGAATTAAACCGCGTGACTGCTGCAGCTGATGCGGCAGCTGGCGCGGCGACCGGGGCCTTGTCTGGGCTGGTGGCGGCAGCGACTGCGCCGCTGGGAAGTCTGCAAGCGCTGCGCGATACTATGTCGGCGACAGATGACGCGACAGCTGGGGCGTCGGATAGCGCTGCGGATCTGGCGGCGCAGCTGGCGGCGCTGGATGACGCAGGCGATGGCGGCGGCGGTGGCGGTGCTGCAGATGCTGGCGGCGGCGGGTCTGCAGCGGCTGGCAGCGGCGCTGCGGCGAAAAAGGTCAAGAAGGTCAAAGAGGCCGTCGAAGAACTTAGCGAAGAAATGACCCGCGTCAAAGATTTGGGAAAAGAGGCTTTCACGGGCCTAGTGACCGGGGCGAAAAGTTTGACGGAAAGCATCGCGGGCGTGCTGGCGGGCTTTGCTGAAATGCTGGCCAGCCAAGCCTATAACGCGCTTTGGAGCGCTGGCCTGTCCGCGATCGGTGGCGGCATTGGCGGGGTGGCGGTGCCTGCGATCGGGGCCAATGCAAACGGCACGCCAAACTGGCGCGGCGGTTTGACCCGGATCAATGAGCGCGGCGGCGAACTGGTGAACCTGCCCGGCGGGTCGCAGATCATACCCGCGACGCGTTTGGGCGGTATGGATGGCGGGCAGATCGATCTGGTCCTGCATGTGCCGGAGGGCGTCACGCTGCAGGACGTGCGGCAAGAGGCGGCAAACGTGTCGGTGCGAGTTGTGCAGCAAAACAACCAAAGTTTGATTGAAAAGCAAAGGCGACCCTAATGGCAGCGATCGCAGTGCCGGGCAGCTTAACGCTGCGGCAGATGGAAAACTGGCGGCTGGTCACGGAAACCCGGTCGCCGGGCAGGGGTCTGGATGGTTGGCAGCAATTCGTCACGACAGAAAACCGCAGCTGGGCTTGCACCTATCGCGTCGACGATGCGTGGGAATGGGGCGGATCGTCTGGCGCTTACATGGCGTTTCTTGATCAGCTGCGCGGGCCGGCTGGCACGTTTTCGATCCCGGTGCCGAACTTTAACCGGGGCGGGTATGGGCTGACGGGGCCGTTGTTTGTTTTCAATGCCTCAAATATGGCTTTTGAGGATGGCCAGCCAAACGCTTTGGTTTTGAATGGCGATGCTGATCTGCTGGTCGCGGCGGCTGCGCCAGCTGGTGCGCAGATTATCCAGACGCAGGGCGGCGGTGCGGTGGTGCTGCAGCCCGGCGCGTTCTTTTCGTGGGCAGATTATCTTTACCGGGTGCAGTCTGTCAGCGGTGCAGCGGTCACATTCAATCCGCCATTGCGGTCGGCGGTGTCGGTCGGAAGCAAGCTGAATGTAAACGCACCGCAGATCCGCGTGCGGTTGCCTGATGATGACGCGGCAGCGGCGGCGCATAAGTTTTCGACATTCCAAGGCGACTATATGCTGACCGTGGTCGAGGCGTTTCAAAGATGAGCGTTTATTTGTCTGGGCAGTCGGATCCGGCAGCGGTCACGGCAGCGCTAAACCGCGACGTGATCCAAATTTCGCTTTTGCTAGAACTGCAATTCGCGACCGGCACCGCGTATCTGTCAAATCGTTCGGTGCCGTTTATCGATAGCAAGTGGACCCGCACTTGGCAGGGCATGGGCAATCTGGTCGCGGCGTCGTCGGTGTCGTCGGGCGACGATACGCTTGCGCCGTCCATGTCCTATACGCTGGGCATCCCGTGGGAGGCGATGACCGCAGAACAGCGGGCCATGCAGGGGCTGGGGATTATTCCGCAGCTGGTCGGAAACCCGGCGGAATATGTCAATCGCCCGGCGGTTTTGTGGGAGCAGATTTTCAGCGAAACCGCACGCGACGCGCATGGCAGGTCGCAGCCGATCGGCGACCCTGTGGCGCTGCATCGCGGCGTCATGGACACGGTGGCGGTATCGTTTGACGCATCGGCTGCTGTTCTGACTTTGACGGTCGAAGGGGCTTTGGCGCGGGCCGGTGCGCCGGTCTTTGGCCGGTTGACGCACCGCGATCAGCTGCGCCGGTATCCGGGCGATCGGGGCCTGCGCTATGTGCCGGAGGTCATGTCGACCGATCCAGTGTGGACGGAATGGTGAGCGCTGCCGATTTCATTCGGGGCACCGCTGCAGATCCTTGGCGCTGGGGCGTGAATGACTGCGCACTGTGGGCGGCGTCCTATGTCGCAGCGGCAACGGGCCGGGATCCTGCAGCGGCGCTGCGGGGCACCTACGGCACCGCCTTTGCCTGTCGGCAGGTGCTGCTGCGGTCCGGTGGTCTGTTGGCGCTGTCGCGGGCGCTGATGGCCGGTCACGCGGCGGGCGGCGCGGGTGATGGCGTCTGCGTCGCGCGGGTGGCGGGGCGGCAGCTGGCGGGCATCATGTCGGGCGATCGGCTTTTTTTGAAATCTGACGGCGGCGTGGTGTCGCCGCCTGTCTTTGAAATCTTGGAACAGTGGAAAATTTGAATGCCGCAGGCTTTGCTTTTTATCGCGCCTACCGTGTTCGGTGCGGGCGGTAGTTTTGCGCTGTTTACGGCGGCGGGGGGGCTGACGGGGCTGGGCATTGCGACCAGCATCGGCGGGTCGCTGTTGCTGTCGACGGCGGTGGCGGCATTGAGTGCGCCGCCACGGGTCGACCCGGAAAATATCAAGCTGGAAATCGAACAGGCGATCGGCGATCGCACGCGGCACTATGGCCGGGTACGGGTTGGCGGCACGCGGGTATTTTTCCGCACATCAGGCGGCAAGTTTTACCGGGTGCTTGTGCATGGCGAAGGGCCGATCGATGCGGTCGAAAGCTACATCCTGGACGGTGTCGTCGTGAACGTGAACGTCGACGGCTGGGTGACGAATGAGCAATACCAGACCGAGGGGGTCTTTGGCGTTGGCGGGTCGCCTTTGGTTCGCATCTTTAATCGGTTGGGCACTGCAGGGCAGGGCTACTTTTCACAGATCGCGGGCGTCTGGCCAGAGTACGACGCGACGCATCGACTGGCGGGGTTGTGGGTGACGCTGACGATCGCAGAGAGCGTCGACGCCGAATCCTATCGGGAGGTATACCCGCATAATGAGCCTGCGCTGCAGCTGGTCGCGCGGGGGTGCAAAGTCTATGACCCGCGCATCGGTGTGACGGCTTGGAGCGACAATGCGGCGCTGATTATCGCCGACTTTATTCAGCATCCCGACGGGCTAAACTTATCGGGGCAGGTCGATCTGGATCTGCTGACGCAGGCGGCGGACGATTGCGACGATCAGATCGCGCTGGCTGATGGCGGCACGGAAAGCCGTTACCGGATCTGGGGCAGCTATGCCCTGACAGAAAAGCCGGGAGAAGTTTTGAAGCGCATGATGCGGGCCTGTGCTGGCGATGTGCAGCTGCTGCCGTCTGGCAAGATTGGCATTTATGTCGGGCGTTGGCGTGCGCCGACGGTGACGCTGGAGCGGTCCGAAATCATCGGCTTTGACGATTGGAACGGCGGGCCGGATCAGCTGGACCGATACACGGAATTGCCGTTCACCTATGTCGACCCGGATCTGGCGTTTCAGGCGACGACAGGCGACCCGTGGGTCGACGCTGTGCGGGAGGCGCAGAACGGTCAGGCGGCGATCGGGCCGGAGTATGATTTAAGCATGTGCCCGTCGCCGACGCAGGGGCGCAGGTTGGCGCAGATCCAGATCGAGCGTGACAATCCTGCCATGCAGCTGTCGCTGCGCTTTAAGCCCTCTGCCCGGCGGGCAGCATTTGAGCGCTATGTGCGGCTCAATGTGCCCGAATTGCCGTCGGCGTTTTGGCGCGTGGCAAGCCGCCAGCTGGACCTGTCGACCGGCGGCGTCACGCTGCAGCTGCGGGCCTATAACCCGCCGGAATGGTCGCCAGCGTTTGAAGGTGAGGCGCAGACGTTGCCGGAGCCTGACGTGTCGCTGCCAGTGCCTGCGCCTGAAAACGCAGTCGCAGCGGGTGCCGGGATCCGGTCGGCGCAGAATGGTTATGCGGCGGGCATTGTCGTCGTCTGGGATCCGCGTCCGTCGCCAGCGCTGTCGCCTGTTTTGAAGTATGCGCGGGCCGGGTCCGGGCAGTTTGAAGAATGGCCGGTGTCGCCGTCCACAACGAGGGCGCAGATCACGGGTCTGGTCGACGGTGCGAGCTATGATCTGCGCCTGTGGTTTAAGACGACGGACGGGCCGTCGTCGGCATCGGTGGTTTTCGATGATGTAATCGCAACGGCGGCAATCGAAGCGCCAGAGGCACCGACTGATTTGACGGTTGTCGATCGCGGCGGTGGCGAGGCGCGTGTTTCGCTGCACACGTCAGTGTCTGAAAATCTTTGGAAAACGCAGGTCAGGCGCGGGGGCGATGTAGTTGCGACGCTATTCTCTGGGGCTGACCTTCCGGTTTCTTTCATAGACGCACCGGGCGTGGGCAGCGCATCTTATACGGCGCGTTCAATCAATGTCAGTGGGAAACCTAGCATTGTGGACGCCGGGCCGGTTTTGCAGACAATCACTTAGGGAAAAATAAAATGATTGAATTTCAACCGCCGGTTATTTCGCGCGGGCTGCTGGGGCTTGGCAATGTCAACAATACGTCCGACGCTGACAAGCCTGTAAGTGTGGCGCAGGCTGCGGTCATTGCGGTTGAAGCTGCGGCGCGGGTTGCGGGCGACGGCAACCTGCAAACGCAAATCGCCAATCTGGCAGCGGGCGATATTCGCATCGTCGGACCCGGTTTTGACGCATCGTCGGGTGCATTCCCTACGTCGGCGCAATATGCAGGCGCAACGCGAGCAGTGCAGGCGGGCGACACATTCCGCGTATCTGGGGCAGGCACAATCAGCGGCGTGTCTTTCGTCGCAACGGATACCATCACGGCGATTAAAAACACGCCGTCCGCGTCCATATACGCAAACAACTGGCAGATCGGGAAACAGTCTGCGGCAATAAACGCCGCAGATATTCGCCCGTTCCTGACTGAGGCCGCGATGTTGGCCGCGACTGACGTTGTGGCGAACCAACGGGCGCAGGTTGCGGGCCGCGAGTGGATTTACAAAGCCCTTGGCGCATACACCGCCAGCCCGACCGTCAAGAACGGCGCTGCGTTCCAGCTTGTCAGTACGTCGCGTTATGTAGACTGCCGCGCCGACGAGGACACAAGAACGCTTGCCCTTTTCCAGTCAGTCTATGGCACTGTTGACACGATCCGGCTTCGTTACAACGGACAGCCCGTTGAATTGCAGCTGACGCAAGTGAAAGCTGGAAACATCACAAACGCGGCTGGCGTGAAAATGACCGTTCTTTCGATCAATGGCGGATACCCAATTGAGGTTTTTGGTGATGCGACGACTTCCGATGTGACGGCAGTTTTCAACAAAGCACAAACGGCAATTCCCGCTGGCGGCACTTTGATCATGGCGGCCGCATATAACTTTGCAAAGGGCGCTGCCGTTACTAAGGCAAAGCTGATCATCGCTGGCGGCGGTAGCATTGCAGCAACCGACACAGCGACATTTGAGGGCATCCTTCAGCTTTCCGCCGATGGTGTGAAGGTCAAAGGCATGTCTTTCGCCTCTGACGTTTCAGGGATAACCCGCATTGGCGTAGAGCCTTTAACCGGGAAAAAGCAGGTTGTTAGCGGCTGTGACTTCACGGGCTTTCGCTACGGCATCCTTGAGAGGGCGGCAGTAGATCGGGCAAGGTATATCCGCAACAGCTACGACTGCGGCACGTACGGCCAGACATTCCTTGCGATGAGCGGCAACCGCGGGCAAGCGGTGCAGAACATCGTCACCGCCTTTACGGACAGCGGCGTTGTGGTAACAAATAGCGCCATTGGCGCTAAGGTTTTGAATAATGAGATTACAGCCCGAACTAGCGGAACATCGACACTCGGAATTGCCATTGAGGAAAGCGCATCACATTGCCTCGTCAGTGGAAACCTTATCAACGGTAGCTGGGCGGTTGGCGGTGGATTGGCTGGGGCCGATGTGGGCTGCGTGAACGGCATCAAGGTAAATGACAACCTGACAGGAACGTGCCCGCGTTACATCACGATCACTGACAACATCGTCCGCAACGTCAAAAACTACGGCTTTGTCACCATCAACTCTGGCGCGACCCGCGACATTATCGGGCTGCAAATGTCCGGCAATCAAGCTATTGACTGCGGGCAAGAGGGATACCGCCTAAACGACATTGCAAGCGGGTCTGTTCTGGGCAACTTCGCGTCTGGCTGTGGCCGGTATGGTTTCCTTGTTTCATCTGCAAATGTGAACGCTGAAATTTCCCATAACGAGGCGATCAACTCCGGCGAGTATGATTACAACATTGCCAACTTCGCAGGAATATTTACGAACAACCGTGCTTCTGGTGGTGCGCTTGGTACGTACTTCCTGAACACCCCCCTGTCTGGGCTAGTGTTTGAGAATAACAAGGGCTTAGGCGCTGGCAAGCGGGCAGGAACATCACACGTTGCATCGTTCTATGGTTCGCTTGCTGCTGGAACAACCACCATATTTGCCCTAGATGAGGTGCCGCCTGCTGGTGCGATCTACATCGACAGCATCGCAGTATATCAGGACAACGTAATCGCTGCGGTCCCGGCTAATGTGAAATTTCAGACGAACTCAACACTTAGCGGCGTTATGTCTGGGACTGTAGACAGAAACCCTGCGCCGTTTTCGCTTGGCGTCCCAATCGTTCACCGGACCAATGTTTTTGCAGACGCAAAATATGTCAGGTTCCAAGTCAACAACCCTGACGCGGCTGCGCACAACGTCAACGCGCAGGTCAGATATCGCGTCATCGGCGGGTAAGTCCCAGGCAATGTTGTCCCGCTGTCATTGATCGTCTATGCACTGATGGATTGCAGATAGTAAGGTCCGGGCATGACATTCATTCTAATGGCAGCGGGCCTTCTGATCGGTCTTGTGCTTCACATCAGGGCGCAGAGATGGTCGGTTTCTGTATCACTAGTCCTGATGGTTGCTGCAGCGATGCTTTGCCAAGTGCTGTCCGCTTCTGGATCATTCGTGGGGCCGGTCGGTGATGCCCAAAGTTACGCTGCAACTGTGAACGGGTGTTCATTTGCATTCAGGCTTTGCGGTGACAGGGTTCACACATACATTTTTGGGGCGATTGCCACATTTACAGGGCCTGCGTGGGCGATGGTGTATGGGTTCGCTCTTTTCCGATTGTTGGTTGCGCTAAAGTCCCGATCAAAAGGGCTGCTAAAGAAGCCAGTCCTGTTGCTACTTCTTTGCTACAGCGCCTACCAGATCGGAAATGGGATGGGCGAGTTTACCTACAGCGTCCTTGCTGTGATAGTTGCATACCTATTCACCACGCATGGGGCATCGGCAGCAAAGAGGCTAGGCAATACGGTCCTAGGCGGTGCTGCGCTACTTCTTGTTGTTATCGCGCATCCCGGCAATGTTTTTGCCGCTGGCGCGCTACTCAAGAACTGGCGCATCGCGCTTCTGGCTGCGCTGGCTTCGTTTATTTTGTTGGAGGTTTACTGGGCTGACTTTGTTGCCCTGTCGTCAAAGGCGTCTGCAATTGAGTCGTCAGAGACGCGGACTGCAGCGCTGGAAAACAAACTGTCAGCATCCGAAAGAAAGGCAGAAACAAGCTACGCGCCGCAACTATTTGATATGGGCTTTCCATACGAGGCGCGAGGCGCTGTCGCTGCAATCGCGTTCTTTGCTGCGCCGATCTTAGCGGGTCCATCTGGCGGGACTGAATGGCTGGTTGCCAGTTTAAGCACGCTGATGAGCGCCTACTGTCTGGCTCTGATCTTTCAGTCACGGGCGCAATATCTGGCGATGACCGTTGCGGCTGTCGTGATCTGCTTTTTCGTTTACGGCATGTCCAGCTTTACAGCGGGTATCGGGCTGCGTCACAAGGTGCCGCTGTTTATCATGCTGTTTTGGATGGCGACCGAGAAAACGCCACGGATAGCCCCCGCCGCATTCGCAAAAACGCGCACGGCGTAATTCACAACCAAAAACTTGATTATCCGCCCTGCTGCCACGTCTGGCAGTGGGCACAATCGACGCGGGGCAGGGCAGCCACCCAATGCCCCGCGTCTCCCCAAACCGACACTAAGGACATCGGCATGAGTGATAAACCAATGAGAGCATTTCCCATGATTCTGCAAGCGGGGTGGCTATAATGGCAGATGATCCGCAGCCGGGCCTTGCAATATTTATGCGGGATGAGGCAAAAAAATGGGTGGCGCGGGCAGGCTTTGGCTTGCTGACATTGGCGCTGGCGGCAGGCGCGACGCCGCTGGGCTTTAAGCTGCAGGCGATCTGGAATTCGCCCGCGCAGCTGGCGGCGCTGGATCACAAGTTAGACGCGATCGGCGAAACCCTATTGAAGCTAACAGGCGATAGCAGGGTGACGCGCCAGCCTGACGGCATGTCATATGTGCGCGAGCCGGTCGGCGTCGGCGTGCCGATTGAACTGGTGCTTTTCATTGGGCGCACCGACGTCGGCACCGGATGCATTTTGCGCGAGATTATTCCCTCTTTCACGGATGAAAATGATGTTCAACGGGCCGGGGGTCCGCGCAGTCCTACGCGCCAGCTGGGGCTGGAGGTTGTGCGACTTGAGCTGCGGATTAATCAGCCGGGCGGGCTGATCGCCGGACGCACGCGGGTGCAGCTGCAGCTGGAATACACCTGCGGCAAGGAAACGATTTTTGAGCTGACCAAGCCGGTGTTTTACTACGCGACGCCAGCCTGACCAAGCGGCAAAAATTCACGACAGAACAGAACAGCGCAACGCCTTGGGGGTGACGGATGAAACTTGCGGAAATGGATTTCAGCGATCGGGGCCTGCTGGAAATAGCAGAGCATGAAGGCATTGTCCCTGCGCCCTATTTGGACAGCGTCGGCGTCTGGACGTGGGGCATCGGTCACACCGCGGCGGCTGGCGGGCCGGATCCGGCGCGTCTGCCGCGTGCGATGCCTGACGACGTCGACGCGGCGATCGATCTGGCGATCGGGCAATTCCGCATCGATGCCGCTGGCTATGCGGCGCGGGTGCGCAAGGCGATCACGGTGCCGCTGCTGCAGTATCAATTTGACGCTGTCGGATCCTTTGACCTTAACACTGGCGGGATCTATCGGGCGCTGTTGACCAAGGCGATCAACGCAGGCGACCCGGACGCGGCGCGGCATTTCATGGGCTGGCTTAAGCCGCCAGAGATCCGCAAGCGGCGCACGGCTGAAATGCGCCTCTTTGAAACGGGAAATTATGACGCGAACGGCGACGCGATCGCGATCTGGCGCACCGATGGCAAAGGGCGGCTGTCTGGCGTCCTGACGACGATTAAGGGCGGTGAGCTGCTAGAGCGTTTGCAGGGCAAGCCGCTGCCCGCCGTGCTGCCGCAGATGGTCGACGTGTCGCCTGCGACGCTGGCGCTGCGCAGGGCGCAGGATCTGGCTGATCAGCTGGTCACGGCGCAGGACGCGATCGGCGTCGCGCTTTCACAAATTCAAACAGCCTAGAAAGGGCATAATATGGATATTGCACTGATTTTGCGCATCGCGCTTTTATATCCCGGTTTCGGGTTTTTGGCGGGGTGGGTTGGTTTTGTCGATTTCGACAAGGTGACTGGTCTGCTGACCGTCGACGTCAGCGCTGCCAGCGTCGCGCTGGGGGCCGTGATCTATGCGGCGGGCACTGGCGGCACGTTTGTGTGGTCGCGCTGGCTGGCGCAGCGTGGCGGCGCGACCTGACGTGCTGCGCGGGCGGTGCCTGACGGTATCGCCCGCGCGGATCCTGTTTGCAGTCGGTTTGTAACGCATTGTTTTTTATGGGGTCGAATGTTTGCAGTTTCCGCTGATTTATCGTTTCAAATCAACGGTTGTGGTTGTCCTCCCCAGTCCACCAAAGAATTAGCAAACACCTGATTATAAAGACTTTTAATCAGGTGTTTGCAGTTTTCTGGAAAGTGTTTGCAATTAGCGCCGACCGGGTAGGTTTTGAGCTGCAGCGGGCAATCGCCCTAAATGATCGTCAACCCCTGAAACAAGGCCGTGCCGATATTTCGGCGGGCGCGATTCGGATTTTCTGCCGGGCACCACTGGTTCGATCTGCTGTTTTGTGACGTAGGCCGCGACAGCTGACGACAGGTGCGCAAAAACCGCACGCGCATAGCGTTTGCCTTTGGCGGTCAGGCTGGCGTTTTCCGACGGGCCGCGCGGCTGTGTGATTAGGCCATGTTCGCGCAGGATCTGCGTTTGCGTATGTCCGCAGTGCGACCCGATCGCATATTTGAAAACGCCTTCATTTATCACTTGGCGTTTCGGCATGTCGCCAAAGTTTGCATTGGCGTGGATCCGGTCGACGTCGGCGTCGCTGATGATTTCGGTCGGTGTCATTTTGTGTTTTCCAGTTTTTAAATTTTGGCGGGTTTTTTGTTCGGGGCGCAGACGGGCCTTAACCCTTCCCCGCCTGCCCCCCGCTATCGACCGCCTAGCTTTCGGATCTTGGGTTCAGGCCGGTGGCGGTCAATTCGGTGTGTCCCTTTGTGTTCGGTGATTTCGTTTAGGTCTTAGGCGGCGATCTGGCGGCAATAGTTAACGCCGTGCTTGCCCCATTGATCAGCCATTGCAGCGGCAATGCCGGGGAAAAATTTGCTGCGTGCTTTCCATCTATCCGCGCCGGGGCTGGCTTTGTGCACGCTGTCCCGCGCGGTCGACCCGTCTAGGGTGCCGGTCGCCTTCAAGTTGGGCAGATCGCGCAGCCATAAACATGTGCGTTTTCGCTCGTTGTCTGGGCCGTCTGGATCCGTGCCAAACTGCCAAGGCTGTATGGATTGAGAGAGGGGCTTAAAGTTATCAATGCGGGCTTTGGCGTGCTTGTGCATAACCGGGTTTTCGACTGCCACCATCGGAATATGCCCGACGTTCCAAACGTCTGAAAATAGGGCTGCGCCTTCGTCTAATTCGCGCCACATATCATCCAGGCTTCGCCCCGGCGGTGGTGTCGTCAGCCAGCGCACGCCGGAATTGCATAGGCGGGTGCACGGCGGGTGCATCACGGCCATAATGTCCCAATCATCCAGCATCATCACGTCGCGCACGTCGCCTATGATGTGCCGATTTGACCCGGTGTCAGACGGCAGCAGATCGCAGGACCAAGCGTCATATCCGGCATCGTTGAAAGCGTCGCGGACTGTGCCGCTGGTTTCGCAACCGATCAAGATTTTAAGCTCTGTCATGCCGCGCGGTCCTTTGTGACTGTGTTCGTTTCGTCTTGACCTGACACTAAGGGCGTTCACAATAGCGGTCAAGACATAACTGTTCACTATGTTGACATTATGAACGGGCCGCGAGTAATGTTCGGTCATGCTGAACACACCTGAATTTAGCGGCAACCTTTATGGCTATGCCCGCGTGTCGACCGAGGAACAGAACCTAGACCTGCAGCTAGACGCGCTGCGGGCCGCAGGCATTCCTGACAATCGGATTTTTACGGAAAAGCTGTCGGGTAAGACGACAAAGCGCCCGGTTTTGGCTCGTGTCCGAAAGGTCATGCGCGAGGGTGACGGGCTTGTCGTTTGGCGGCTGGACCGCATCGGGCGAAACATGATCGAGGTCGTCATGTTCGTGGATGAATTGGCGAAAGATAAAATCCTATTTCGCAGCCTGACCGAAGCCTTTGACCTGACAACGCCCATGGGCAAATTCATGGTGACGCTGATGGCGGGGCTGGCGCAGTTTGAGCGTGACATGACAGCTGTGCGGACTAAGGCGGGTATGGCGTCGGCGCGGGCGCGTGGTGTCCGTATGGGGCCGAAACACCGCATCCTTGATTGCCCACTGCGCTTTGCCAGATTTGTCGACCTGTGGCGGTCTGGCGCTATCCCTGACGGCGATATGAGTGCCCGCGATATTGTCAAAGATATGAATGCGGTCGCGGGGTCGAAGCTGCCGCCGATGGCGTCGCATACATCTTACGCAAACTGGAAAGCGCGGGGCTTTCCGGGGTTTGATCAAAAGACTTTGGAAAGGGTTTAACCGTGGCAGCATATGAGGCCGCAGGCGAAACTGACGAATGGTATACGCCAGCCTATATTTTCGATGCGCTTGGCGAACGGTTCGACTTGGACGTCGCCGCGCCGGTTGACGGGCCGCGCCATGTTCCTGCCGACGTTTGGTATTCAGACCTAAGCCTGATCTTGCCTTGGCATGGTTTTGTGTGGATGAACCCGCCTTTCGGGCATCAATCGACCAAGCGCGACTGGCTGGGAAAATTCTTTATGCATGGCGATGGGGTGGCGCTGCTGCCCGATCGCACGTCTGCGCCGTGGTGGCAGGAATTTGCACCGCAGGCGTCGGCGCTGTTGTTCGTGTCGCCAAAGGTCAAATTTGAAAAGCCAGACGGCACGATCGGCGAACAGCCCGGCACGGGCACAACGCTGCTGGCAGCGGGCAAGCGCGGTGCAGACGCATTGATGCGTGCAAAGTCTTTGGGCGCGGTGTTCCGTCCCTACGAAACAAACCTGACACAATAGGAGCCTGTCGGCGTGACCGAATTGTGCGAAATTCCAGACCATGTTTTGTGGCTAGAATTTGAATGTGGGCGCGATGCCGTGCCGCTGCAGGTGGCGGACGCAATAAAGGCGAAGTGCGTCACGACGGATGACGTGCTGGCGCGGTATCGCTGTCGCGACTGCGGCGCTGCGGTGTGGCAATATCGAATTGTATTTCAGCGACCGGGTGATCGATCTGCAGGCGATGGCGTCAGCCTGCCGCCGGATCCGCCGGATCGATGACCGCGCCAGCTGCGCCCATAACGGCGCGGCGTCGGTTGGTCGCGGTGGTGTAGTGTTCAATTTCTTTCAGGCTTTTGTGCCCGGTCCAAGCGCCGATCTGGTGCGTCGACGCGCCGTTTTCCGCCAGCGCGATCGCGCGGGTCGCCCGCAAGCCGTGCGCTGATTTATCAAACCCGGCAGCTGCCGCGCTTTCCCTGATCAGGTTGCCAAGCCCGACGGACGATCGGGGCTTGCCCGTGCTGGTCGCCAGATATGTCGACTGCCCGGTCGACATTGCCGCCAGCGCCTTGTGCATGGTGGCGCGGTCTGCGTCACTGCTGGCGGCGTGCGCTGGCAGCTGGCAGGTCCACGGCACGAACGCCTGATCGCCGGTTTTCTTTTGCACGAACGCCAGCACGCCGTCGCCGCCGACCATGCCGGGGCCAATGCGCACGGCGTCCGAAATCCTGGCCGCTGTGAAGTGCAGCAATTCCATCGCGCCGCGTGCTGAGGTGCCGATCGGAAAGCGGGCACGGTAGGCTTTGATTTCGTCGGCGGTCCAAGGGGGATGGCTGACGGATTTGGTCGCCCGCTTTGGCGGTGCGACGCTGGCAGAGGGGTCGGCAGTCAACAGCCCGGCATCAATTCCAAAGGCAAACAGAAATCGCCAGACCTTGCGGCGCATGGTGGGGTTGCTGGCGTCGCCGACATTCTTGCGGATGTGCGCGGCGCTGATCTGGCGAAAGGGGGCCGCGCCGACGATTGTGGTCAGCTCGGCGAAGTGTGAGGTCAGGGCGGCGCGATATCCGGGCGATACGGCGCGAAAGGCCGGGCTAGTCTCGGCGGCAATGATCAACGCCGCGACGGTGCCGGATCTGGCTGGGGTGTCACCTTTGACCGGGCCGGAGGCGGCAAGCGCTGCGGCGTAGGCGGTCAGAAAGTCGGGGTGATCGTGGGGGGCATCTGGCAGGCGGATCAGGTTTTTCCGATCGCGTGCAAAATACCAATAGGTTACGCCGCCAGCGCCTTTGCCGGGCATAAGATATTTTAGACGTTTTGGCTGGTGCCGAATAGGTGGTCGCATGTGGTGGTGTCCGCGTGTGGTGGTGCGGCGGACGTTACCGGGCTTGGGGCCTGCAGGTCAAATACCTTGATCGTGCCGTCGGGCATCACTTCGACGCTGCCGATCGTCATGCCCGCGTTTTGGCAGGCGCGGATCGTGCGCCCGATCAGGGCTTCTGTGGATCTGGGCATCGGCATGACGGGGCGTCCTGTGGTGTGGTCGATGGTGTGGCCGGTGCAGCTGTGGCGGCACCGGCGGGTGTTTAGGCTTCGGGCTTGCCCATAAAGAGGGGCAATGCGGTTTCTTGCTTCGCCAGCTGCAGCGCTTCATCGAACGCCGCATCGAACGCCTTTTCGGGGTTATAGATCGACATGATAAACTTGATGGATCCTCCCGCTTTCCGGTACCGGAACCGCACCGGCATACGGTAGGGTGCGCCGCCGACGAAAACCGGGATCGCTATGATCAGCAAATTCGGAATTTTCAGGGGCTGCCCGTCTTTGTCTTTGTGTTCATTCAGGAACTGGATCGACTGTTCGCCGGTGTCGCGGTTGCTGGTCACTTCCAGATTGGACGTTTCGAAAACCTGAAACTGGCGCGACATTGCCAACAGCTGCGCGATCTGTCCGAACCTGCCTTCGATCTGCTGGGCTGTCGCGATCAGGCGATTTTCCCAAGGCTCGTTTTTGTCTGCGGCTTTCAGCTGCAGGACGGCAGGCGTCGGGTCCAGCAAATCCTTTGCGTTCGCTTCGATGAATTCGCCCATGTCGTCCTTATCCAGAGGCTTGCCGGAAATGGCGGTCCAAGCCTTCCATTCATCCGACAGGGGGAACGCATAAACGCCGCGATGATCGCAGTGTCGGGCAGCCGTGTCGCCGTCCGGGTGGGGCACGGATCCACCGCCGACATGGTAGTTTGCGACGCAGGTGAGCGACGGGGCATTCCGGGTGTTATCGGCAAAGAGGGCGGACGCATCGCCCTTAAAACGGTTGGACCAGCCGATCAGGCTGACCAGATCCTGCAGGTGCGCGGTGCCTTTGCGGCGGGCCGGTTTCAGGAATTGGGCGGCGGCGCGTATCTTGTCGGTCAGGTCGTGAACTGTTCGACCTTCGGGCAGCGTGATCAGTGTCGGGTCGATGAAGCGGCTTTCCACGCTTTGCGTATCAATCGGGGTGTGTTCGCTCAATTCGCGCATCACGTCGCGCATGGTTTCGGCGACATTCGCCATTTGATTTTCGGTTGTCATATTTTGGCCTTTCAGATTGCAGTTGGCGATCAAACGTCGCGCACTTCGCCGGTTTCGGGGTCGTGGTCTGTCACGTCGCGAATTCCGGGCTGCATTCGAGCCATAAATGGGCTGTAGAGCGTCAATTCGCCGCTATCGTTAATGAAGGCGGCCGCGCTGCTGGCGGGTTTCTGTGGAGCCTTAAACGCGACCGTCGCGGTCATGCCGACGTCGCCGCTTTTGCCAAGGTTGTAGCTGACGCCGATTGTCATACTGCCTTTTGCTTTGCCGCCGTGGTCGGCGTGATGGTCTAGCAGGTCGGTCTGCAGCTGGCGGTGGCCTTCCATCAGCTTTTCAAGAAAGTCGCCGCCGTCGAAAAGTGACAGGATCTGTTCAAGGGTCCGCATCCGGTAGGGGTCGTTACGTTCGGGTGCATTGATTTTTGCAGGGCTTTTCTTTTCGGTCATCATCATCGGTCCTTTCGGGGTTGGTGGATCTGCTGCAGCGCTTGGCGCTGCCAGTGGCGCAGCAAGGTCAGCGCCGAATGCGTTCTGATTTCGACGCGCACGCCGCACATCGTCAGCGTCTGCAGCAAGCTGCGATCGGGCATCGGGGTCTGCCGGTGGTTGGCAACGGTCGATGTGACCAGCTCGGCGACCAGCTTGCGGGCTGCACTGGCGGCGACAGGGCTGGTGTCGTTGCAAAGCTGCCGATCGATCAGGCCGCAAAACGCTGTGATCGTCAGAGTCTGCGCCGGATCCGGTGCGCCGGTCACTGCGTGGCCTGCGTGGCAGCTTGCACCGCGATAGCGATGGCTGCGCCGTGCGCTGCTGCCCAAGCTGGGGCGACGTAGGCCAGCGACCAGACGCAGCCAATGCCGGGGCGGGCGATCATCAAGCCGACGATCGACAGCTGCGCTGCCGCGAAAATATAAATGTGGATCATGCGACGGCGACCTTGCCAAGCATGACCAGCACGAACGCACCGGCAAACAGCACGGCGACGGTGCCGCTGTCGCTTTCGATCGGGGTGCGCGTGCGGGTGCTGGCAATGATTTCGGCGACGCCGCGCATGGCAAATTTGATGCCGATCACGGCGCAGCTGAAACCTGCCAAAAAGAAGAAAAGCCCGGCGGCGTCGCCGATGCTGCCGGGGATCATGCCTGCACCAAGGTGCGTCGGCGTGTTAAGGATCTGGCGTTCATTTTGGCACTCCATCGGCTGCGATGAAGAACCATTACATGAGGACAAAAGTCCCTGTCAAGAAATTAAGGGACTATAGTCCCTATGTGGGGCAGTCGACGGACGTGATGGTGGTGACGATGACGTGGTTAGTTGTTGCTGCGTTTACTTTGCAGCCTGATACAGTCTCGATCGCGCGGACATTGCGCCGTAGGTACTCGGTCGTCACTGATGCGCGGTCGCGCATACTTGATCCAAACGCGGACCATGTGTTCTTATCGCTGGTTGACTGTGACACCGTGACCATTCGACCGTCGACTAAAGTATCGGTGACTGGCCGCATGTCTGTATCGCCAGTGCAGGCTGATAAAAACAGGGCGGCAACCGCTAAAGTAGTGCGGCGTGCTGCGGTGTTCAGGCTCTGGGTTGCTAATTTCGATAGACTCACGGCAAGAGTTCCTCTTATGTTCTTAACATATGATAGGCGGTTTTTACATGTGTTCGAATGATACTAAGTTGAAATTATTAGCTATTCTTGATCTTCACGATCCTGCGCTGCAGCAAGACCTTTACCAAAAGACAATAACTGCCGCTGAAGGTCGGCAGGTAGCGCTTTGCATAGCTCAATTATTTCAAGCTGGGCTGATAGTCGCGGACTATCAATAAATTCATCCAGCGATAGGCCAAAGGCGTGCGCGACCTTGCGTGCGTCATCTACGTTGGTTTTCGCGGTTTCGCGTTGCTTCAGCTTCTTCAGCTGTTCCAATGAAACGCTGGATAATTCAGACAGTCGAGCCATCGACATGCCTGACTTTTCTAGGGCTTGTATGAATGCTTCTCTAAAAGTCTCTGCCATGTCTAATTTGTAGGCCACAATGGGTTTTCGCGGTAGGCGACAATTGTCCCTTGACCCAAGGGGACAATTGTCCCTATGTGGTCTGCATGACCGAAAAAGAATTGATCAGGAAAATCGAAACCTACTGCGAGGCTGCTGGCATCGCGCCAGCTACGCTTTGCGGCAAGTCCGTCGGAAATAGCCGCCTTTACGCGAACCTTGTTGGTGACAAGGGCTGCACCTTGCGGGTCGCGGCGAAGCTGTCGGCCTATATTCAGGACAATCCAATTCAAGATGCGCCTCAAGCGGGGGCGGCGGCGTGACTGCCGCCGTCCCGTCCTTTGTTGTTTCCATGTCGGTTCCACAAACCAGACATAGGAAAGGAACCCTAACAATGTCTTGCCGAAAGTTTTCCGCACGTTCTGACGTCTTAACTTATCGCCAGCAATTCGCCGCAACATGGCGCGACTTTATCCACGCTAACTTTGAAAGCGCGACGGAGGCCGCATTCGTTTTCCGGGTCGACCCGTCGACTGCTGAAAACTGGTGGCAGGGGTCTAACGCGCCTCAAGGCTGGGTTGTCGCCCGCGCACTGGCAGACCCTTCAACGCATGATGCGGCGCTCGCTGCGTTCGGTGGTCGATAATGCGTTTTAAGTTGTTCGTTGCTGAATTTTGGACGGCGTCGCACGTCGCGGCGTTTGGCAGGTGGTGGGCGGCTTCTGCCGCCCGTCGTCTGGGAAAACTTTCCGGTCGGAATTGAGCTGTGTCTGCTTTGAATGATCAGTTTTCTGCTAGTTCGGAAAGTTTTCCGATGGTGGCGCTGGATACCCTGCAGACCGCAGACGCGGTGCGGGGTTTCGGCGGGGCTGGCGGCGCATCTGGGGTGCGCCCGCTGGTTCTGCCGCGCGGCGGGGCGGATCGATCGGGGCGCTGTGGTGGTCGCACTGGTCAGATCCGTCCCGCCGCTTTTTTCAATTTCGCCGACTTACTTGAGGGGGCTTTATGTCTGAATGCGCAATGGAGTGGGGGCCAATGATCGATCACGACGGAACTGGTCAGCCTGTGCTGCGCGGCACGATCGTGCGGGCGCATCTGTCTGACAAGGTCGGGCCAATCGATAAGCTATGGACGGCGACGGTCACGACGACGCAAGGCGCAATCTGGCGTCGCAAGGCGGACACGCCTGTCGCACGCGGCAAGAAGGGCCTGCGCGTCGTGCGCTACCAGATCCGCCAGCCGGTCGCGGGGTCGCATCATGCGGGCTAACGCTGCACAAGCTGCCGCCTATTCCGGCGGTTTATCGTTTGAACAAAATGACGCCGCAGGGGCGCATGACGCCAGCGCCGCGACCGCCTGCCGCGCGGCAATGCCTGCCGTAAATGCGGTGACACTGCACCTAGACGTCGAGCCATTTGAAACCGCCTGTGAGCCGGAGCTGACCGCTTGCGCCATGCACGTCGCTGGCGTCTGCGATAATCCTGGCTGCAGCGTCGCCTTTGCGCCGTCGACGCCTTGGCAAAGGTATTGCTGCAGCGCGTGCCGTCGGTGCGCCGTAAATGAGGCGCGGGCCGTCGGGCACAAGATTGCGCCTGCGCTGCTGGCGTGGCGTCAATACAAGCGGGCCAAGCCCGGCACGCCAGAGGCGGATCTGTGCCGCGCCGCGCGGCGCTACATCACGCAAGTGCAAACCGCATGGGCTGCTGATCGAGATCGGCGTCGGGCTGCTGCCGGTGGCGGCGCATGATCGGCGTAATTTTGCCATGTCTGGCGCGGGCGATCGTGCTGGCACGCGAGGGCCAGACGGTCCTTTACGTCGTGCCGTCCGCTGCTGCCAGCCGCGAGGCGTGGGCGATCGCACTGGCGCTGCCGGGCGTATCTGCCGCCAGTCAATCCTTTGGGATCCTGCAGGTCGCCGCCGGTAGTTTGCAGATCCTGCAGATGCAGGGCCGCGACCTTTGCATGACCGTGCGCTGCAGGCTGGGCCTGATCGTGCTGCACGCCGATACCCGGTCGCCTGACTGGCAGTCTGAGGCGCGGGCTTTGAACGGGCACCGCTGGGGCGCGATGCTGGCGGGCCGGGCTGACGGTCTGGTGCCGTGCCCGGCATGGGCACGCGGCGCGGCTGCTGATGAATTCACCAAAACTAAAAAGGAGGGCGCGGCATGAGTGGCACGCGGATCAACACGACGGGGCGTTTCATCTTTGACCCGGCGCAGGCGTTCCGATCGACGGTGCAGGTGCGCCCAAGCGATAAGCATCCTAAAATGGGAAACTGCCCGATCGGCTTGCGCCGGATCTGCGGCGTCTGCGCGCATTTCGGGGGCGGCGATATCCGCGCGGTTGGGCCGTGCGACAAGCTGGGCTGCGACGTGCGCGGCGAAGCGGACGCGGCAGACTGTGCGACGTGGTCGCGCAAGTCAGTTGCGCCGCAGGGTGGCCGCTGATGGGTGTGCGAAAGTATGACGCCGCGACGATCGCTGACGCCGTCGATCGTCGGGATCGCGGCCAAGGCTGGCGGACCATTTCAGATGCTACGGGCATGTCGATCGGGGCGGCACAGTATTACTGCCTTGCACATGGGGTTATTCCATTGGCCGCAATCGCGTTGGCTCCGACGCGCACCCTTGTTGTGCGGCGTGGTGATCATCTGGTGCGGCTCTTCACACCGGCAGAGGATGCCAGGATAGAAGCATTAAGAATTGAGGGCGAAACAATCGCTGCAATCGGCCGCGCGATCGGGCGCAGGCCGGGATCGGTACGGACGCGGCTGCAGGCGTTAGCGCGCCGTGCCGAAGCTGCGTTGGACGCAGCATGAACGCGCCGAGGTTTACGCTCGCTGAGAGTGTTGCGGATCTGCCGGAATATCCGATCGCCGCAGATGAACGGCTTCAATCGCATTACTTTGTAGAATTGCATTTTCGCCGCTGGCTGACCAGTGAGACGCGCTTGCTGGCTGATCTGGAAGTGCGCGGCTTAATCCTCGATTTGATTATGCTGGCGCAGGATCAAACGCCTGTGGGTACGCTGCCAACGGATCATCGGCTGATCGCCAAGATGATCGGTCTTTCGGCAGAGCAATTCGCAATCTACTGCGGGCGGGACGTATCGCCCCTGCACAAATGGACACGCTGCCGGGTTGGTGACCAAGTCCGTCTGATGCATCCAGTCGTCGCAGAAATCGCATCGCGTGCGGTTGGAATGCGCCGCGATCGTGAGGCTGAAAACGCCAGACGTCGCGCTGCTAAGGCATTAAAAGACTTGGATGCCCGGCTGCGATCAATTGGCTGCAGTCGCATCGCAGACAGTCGGACAATGGTCGAGCGCATCGATCATTGGCTGGCAGAGAACTGCAACGGAAACCGCACCGAACTTATGATCCGCCAAGCGATCGAGGTTGTTTCGCGCGCCGTCTAATCTGTGCGGTTCTGTAACTGTTACGAAACATTCTGTGACGGTTACGGAAAGTTACGGAACGGTTACGGAAAGTTACAGAACATTTACGGAATTTCACGGAAATTTCTGTAACCGCTGAAAGGAAAAGAAATGAAAAGAAAAGAAAAGATAATCCGCAACGCGCACTGAATGACTGTGGATAAGATTTGAACCGTCGAATTTCTTAGAGTGGGGGCGATATGGAAACGCAGCGCGAAACAACGATCGAAAAGGGCTGTAATGGCCAGCATGGAGGGAAAGCAGAGGGCCGGGCACGGGTGCAGGCGCTGCTATGGGACCGCATCGATCAGGCTGGCATGACGCGGGCGAAGGGCGAAACTGTCGACGCGCACGCCGCTATGCGCAAGCGGGTCAGCGATCGGCTGGCGTATATGGGTCCGAAGGCATTGGCCGTGCTGGCGGATATGATTTTGACCAATGCGATCGGCGCGGGCGGTGCACGTCCCAAGGCGACGATTTGGCCGGAAACGTCGATCTTGTCGCACGCGCACGCGCTGCAGTCGCCGCCGGTGTTTCAGATGCCGATCGTGACCAGCTGGCTTGCGTCGATCGAAGGGCCTGCGGCGATCGCTGGCGGTTTCGAGGTCGAGCTATATCGGCACCTTGCAAAGCATGGTCGCCCGCCGTTGGCGTATGATCTGCGCCTGATCAGGGAGGCGGCAGAGGATGCGGCGCGGCAGATCCTGCTGATCGGGGGGCGGATTGAGCGCGGCGCAGCTGATCCTGTCGATCTGCAGTGGCTGGAAGCCTACAAGCGCGACCGGCAGGCTGTCGCTGCGATTGTTGTGGCAGGCCAGATCAAGCGCGACGGGGCTGCGGCGTGATGATGGCGCGGGATCTGGCAGCGTTGCCACGGGCGTCGACCGGCGTGGCGCGTGAAATCGGGATTTGGCAGCTGATCGTCTGGGCCTTCCGGGCTGAATTTGCGCAGCTGGATCTGGACGAATTCGCGCCAGCTGGCGGTCTAAGCATGGAGGCGATGCTAATGGAGCGCTGCCGCATCGGCTGCAAAATCGACGGCGGTGGTCGGTCGTCGCCGCATCCAGACGCGGATCTGGTCGCGTCTGCGCTGTCTGTGCTGCCGGAGGGCTGCGGCGGGATCCGCATGGCGCTGCAGATCGTCGAGCTGGCGCGGGCTGGCATCCTGCCCGACTGGCGCGTCGACGTGGCGATCGTGCCGGTGAACTATCAGCAAAACCAGCACGGTCTGTTTTCTGCGACTGCTGACGCAAAGGATCTGGGCAAGGCTGGATGGCCAGCGACAGAGCGTCGGACGCGGCGCGGCGGCGTGTCGCTGGATCCGGTGCTTTACTGCCCGGTCACGATCGTCGGCACGGCTGCTGTCGTCGCAGCCAAGCGGCGCGGCTATCTGCAGTTCTGGTCGGCGCTGCTGGAATTGCGCACGACGTTTCAGCTGGGCCGGGATCTGTCGGCGTGGAAGGTCACGGACGCGATGCCGCCAATGGAGCCTTGGAAGTCTGCGCCGATCGGCGGTGCGCTGTGATGCGACTGATCGGGCTGCTGGCGTGCTGCTATGTGGCAGGCCGTCTGGCGCGTCTGGTGGTCATGGCATCACTGTGACGCGGTAGCGTCTGGCAGGCGCTGGCAGGCGTGCTGCAGCGCAAAGTCGGGCGGCAGTGGGCGCAGCCGGTAAAAAAAGAGTTTGACGAAATCTGC